GTCAGACCGGGGCCGTTCATAATCCAGGGACTGGCCGATCTCATAATCGTTGATAGTGATATCAGGAACGGTTCTGATAATAACCTTGTCACCGTGATTTTTGATTTCACCTTCATAGTCGGTGTTGGAAATCGCAGCAAAAACAGTGGCAGTATAAAATTTTTCAAGAAGTTTGCCGGACCATATTTCCGGAATATAGGTTCCTGAAAGACCATTATTGGTGTCGTAAGCACCTGTGCTTGCATCAATAGGATAAGTCATGATAGTCTCCTATCAGGCAGCAATTCTCCCTTGTTGCTGAGCAAGAAAAATATCCTGTTCAAGAGCTGCCGCTTCTTCTTCCCGGCCCCTGTAAACACCATTTGTTTTATCTTTGTAAAACTGTGCAATTTCTTGCCTGTTCCACACTTTTTGATTTTGCTGTGGTGTTGGTGGAGACAAGTCGGTCCCGGTATTGTTTGGGGCTGGTTGAAGATTTGGAACATCTTGAGGTTCAGGATCTTTTTTAGGTTCAGGCTGTTTGGTTTTTTGCATGCCCAAATATTCTTTAAAGATCGCCATGGTTGAATTGATGTCACGAGCTGCTTCCGCACGATGGAGTTTGGTGAACCTGGCCTCAAACTCATTTTCAGGGAATTGCCTTAAAAAATTAAGAAACTCCTGATCTGAATTCAAAACGTCAAACGAAACGTCTGTCAGTTTTGCAAGTTCAGCCTTCACCTGAACGATGTAAGCATCATAAGCAGAAACTTTGGATTGGTTTACATCGCCGGATAGTTCATTCAGTTTGGCTTTAAGATTTGTATTCTCTTTTTGCACAGACTGAATTGTTTCCACCAATGCCCCAAAATCTTCGCCATACTCTTTGAAAACTTCGGGATCAAGGTCGCTCATGTTCTTTTCGCCCACTGGATCTTGTGATTTTTGTTCAATGGACTCTTTTAACTGTGCATTTTCACTTTGCAGTGTTGACACAGACTGCTGCAGGTTCCTGACTTCCTGTTGGAGAGAAGGCACTTGAGCATTGAATTTACCCTGGAGGGTTAAATACTTCTGCTTAAATGATTCCTCTTCCTGGCTTAACGATTCTGGATCGTCTGTCTTTGGAGTGTCTGTTTTGTCTGGTGTCGATTGATCAACCTGCGGTGGTGAAGTATCCCGGTTTTGGTCCTGTGGGGTTCCGTCATCCTGCGGAGTAGTCCCATCCTGGCCCTTTTGTTCCTGGGGTTTCCCATCTTGAAGTTGTTTTTGAAGTGCTTCTGATTTCTCAGCAGCTTTCTTCACTGCGTTCGGTAATTGCATCTCTTTCCTTTCACGGTCCTGAAATGGTGTCGCCCTTTATGGCGGTCACAACAGGGTGTCGTTATTGAAAATTTTAAAAGTCGGGTCGCACAATGCGGTGTCCGTGTATACAAACACCTTAGAGCGATGAAATTAGAGAGGCAATTGAACCGTTGCTAGATACAGTTATCTAGCAATACTATGAATTTTTATGGATAATTTCCCTTGCCATGCCGGGTAAAAGAAGTATTTCTTGAAGCAGTTGACATTTTCCCTGGTTCCACTTTAAAGAATCCCCGGAAAGCGTATCGTTTTTAATTCGCATGTTATCCAAAGTAGAGTGAAGGAAGCCATAAACAGCCCTGAAATCACTGTTATGCTGCAGCGTTGCCAAACTCCTTATGGCTTCCTGGTGTTGTCTGTTTTTAATATCAAAGCGTATCAATGAACGGTTTTCTCCTGAACAGTGGTTAAAACATAATAAGCAGGCAGAATATCAATCTTGGTTTTCTGATAAAAAGGATTTGATATATATCCGGCTATTTCATGATCCTGGTAAATAAAAAACCCGGTCTTGCGAGGTTCATCCCCATCGATCTCTGCTCGTTTTAATTCAGATTCCTCAAGATATTCCCTATGCTCAACCTTGACCTTCCGTGAAGTAATCAGACGGTCTATCCGGTGAGCATCCATACCAGGGCGTATCTTTACGCCGCATTTACGAAGGCATTTATCCACGCATTGCGACATGAACTGAATCGCCTGGTCCTGGGTGGCAAATTTAAATATCCTGCCTTTGTTCTTGATTAAATGTGTAAAATTATCCCGGTCATGAATATTTAAATCGCCAAGTGTGGTGTCGCTTCTCATACCGTTTTAACATCCCTTCCCCCTGCCACATTGCCTGCAGGATCTGTTTCAGGTTCTTTACCAGCGTTCTGTTCTTCGATCTGCTGCTGGTTCGCCATCATCATTTGATTCTGTCTTTCTCGTTTGAGCATCTCTTTTTTAGTGGGAACAATCTCATCATCCTTGAAATCAGCCGCTTTAAAAATTTCATACAGCATAGAGGCAAGCCCAGATTCACCGATAATGTTAAGAATGTGCGGAGATTTCACGACCACACCAAGTAATTCATTCCTTCTGACAGCTGCCTGTTCTTTTGCAATCATTGCAGATGATCCACGAGCCAAGATCTTAATATCTCCTATGAAATATTCAGGATCCCTGAAAAACAGCAGCTGGAATTCATGCGTTCTTTCAATCGATGGTTTAATCATGCCGTAGTCAATGTTTTTCACCACGTTCTTGATACCTCTTGCCGCATTCCCCATCATCATGGAAAAGCCTGTCGCAGTTCCAAGGGCACCGCCTTTGGCTTCACCACCATAAGAATATTTTGGTACGCCTGTTTTATTGTCTGCCTCTTCACTGAAGAATTTGTAAACGGCAATGAGTTCACTGGCTAAAGAAGGCGGTACAAAGAAACTTAAGGGCGGTCTTGTTTGCCCGGCACCTAGTGCCTGGTCGGAATTGGTCTGCCATATTTTCCATGGGTACAGGTCGGTTATTTGTTCATCCGGCGGCATCTGGGCGATATCAACGCCCACCTGCGGACCTGAAGCAATACCCATGTTATTGATTAAATTTCTTGCAGCGGCGTTACAGGCATCCTGTGCATCCTTGAACACTTCTGGCGGTCCTTTGCCCCAGATTGATCCATTCTGTTTACGGAAAGAGGCAAAATTATAAGGCACCCTGCCCATTGGATCGCCGTTAAGTTCTGCTTTGATAACGTAACTGCCAATCAACCACACCTCGACTGCATAGTCAGCCAATGGGTCTTGAATCCTTTCCGGGCTCATCCCATATTGCAACAGCTTCAATCCCTGGACATTCCCCCAGAATTGCAGGGCATCGATCATTGTCTCAGGACTTCGCCATTCATGGGGCCTGTTTTCCAGTTCCTGCCGGGTCTGATCGTTGGAGATTGCCAGCCAAGATTGATTTCCACTGCTGCCATATTCCTGCAGCACAAGCCTGATTGCCTCGTCATCATATCCAGGCACACCAATCAATGATGTTAAATACCGCCTGGTCAGTCTATGTCTTTCAAGCATCCCATCTTCTGGCGTTCTGGCATTTGGCAATGGATAAATATCAAACGGAGATACCCGGTTGAAATCAATACAGACTTCCTCAATCACTTCTGCAGGAGAGCCGCTTGAATCTCCATGATATCCCTGATCCATGGGGTTGTTTAACTGGTGTCCGTTTTTCCATTTTAATTTTTTCTTTCTTCTCAGTACCGGACCTTTAACAATTCCTGCAGGAAAAACAGCAATATCGTCAATCGCTTCTTTGACTGCATCTTCCCAACCGGATTCCACGACAACATCATGGAGTTTTGTTTCAATCTTATCCCGGGCTTCTTTGGCTGCAGATTCCATCTGAGTGCGGATTTCATCTGACATTTCTTCCAACCGTTCCTGCATATTGGAAAGCATAAACTCTTTTGCCTGCTGTTCTGACTTGATCTGCCCGGCCTGTAACAGCATGACCAATTCCTGTCGCATGTCGGTCTGTGCTTCCTGGACAATCGCCTGTTTCAGTTCATTGATCTGATCCGGTTTTAAATCCGGTACAGGAGTCGGCTTGATTCCCCAAGGTTTATCCCCTGCCGGGAAAAGAATATCAGATAACCAGCTGGAAACGGCTGAACATTTCTCGTCTGTCAGCATCATGAAGATTTCAGACCCGCCATGTTCTTGAATCTCCGCCAGCTTTGCAGGAGAATATGTGCCGTTTTTTCTACGCAGAGAATCAATCATTGTCGTTTCCATGGTCTGCTTTGCATCTTTTGAAGCTTCCCAACAATCACGGACATATGCAGCCAGAGAGGTAACGACTGGTCTGTTCTGGCGTTCTTTTGCTTCTTTTTCTGCCTGGAGTTTAGCGGCCTCCTCGGCTTCCATCTGCTGATTGGTTTTGTAATTAATCAATGACATTTTTCTTTTTCTCCCCCATTAGAGTGCCGCTATCACCCTGGTTAATATGTTTAGGTCCATCCTTTTGATCTGGTTTTTTGAACTGTTCTTGTTGCTGCTCCCATGGCTGGTTTAAACTTGTGCCCCATGGCAAGAGTCTGAAACGCATCTGCTCCGTTTGAGTTGATGTCATGCAACGGCTGGTCTTTCCAAGTTTCAGTATGTTCGTTCCAGGCTTTTCTATAACTCTCAAGCCGGGATAATCCTTTCTCGCACTTGGATTCATCAAACCAGCAGATTGCAAGAAACCGCCGGGCTGAATTAATGGAATCAATCTTTCTTTTGATTCTGGGAATTAAATTGAAATACAATCCGATCTCTTTTGCTGACTGCCATCTGCTTTTGCCTTTGTTGCCTATTTCCCGAACAGATAAGTCGTGTGGTCCATTATGGGAACCGAAGATATACCCGGTTTGATCAAGCTGATCTTTGTAAAAATCAAACCCTTCCCCGGATCCTTCCATATAATCAATCACATGGACTTCCCTGCCGACATCTTGAGTAAACCAGATTGCATTGATATCGTTCATGCCAAGGTCCCACCAAGTATGAACTGAAACGCCTTTTTGATATGGAACAGAGCAGATCCGCTTTTCTTCCCGGATTTTTGTAAACTGCTGTGCGAAGTATGCACCCTTGACCGATTGTTCAAAGGCTTCCTCCGGTGTTGATGGGTGCTCACGCTTCATGTCATCGCCCAACACCTTCCACTTTGAAATATACCAATACCGCTTTGGCCCGGGGAGTTTGAATCCTATTTTGGTCTCAACCTCTTTGAAATATTCCAACATGCTCTTGCTGATCGGTACAGCTTCATGTAGCTCGTTGTCTGTATTGTCCCACCAGGGAAAGAAATGGAATTTAAATTCCTGCATGGTGGGTTTTCTTCCCATCTTTTCCCGGTCCTGGGCTTCTTTGCAGTAATCGTGAAAATATCCGGTCCTGCCTTCTGCAGTTGATTCAACCGTGAGGATTGCTTCACCTGTCTGTGTATGGATTGCTTCAAAGGCTCCTGTTACGATCTCTCTGGCTTTTTCCGGATATCTGGCACACACTTTTCCAAACTCTGAAATATGCAGTCTGTTTAATGTGCCGGATCTCATTGATGTACCGACACTGATAATCGAATTATTATTAAACTCTATTTCTGTTTTAGACTTCGAAATTGTCGGAATAAACGCCTTAATGCCTTCAGGAAGGTTCTCGTATGGGTAAAGGATCTTACGTCTAAAAATCTTGCTAACATCCTCACGATTATGGGCAATTATCCCGACTTCAATATCGTTAAGGAACAATGCATCATCCAGGTATGAAATATCGATGAGCGTAGTGAAGCCACGCTGCCTTGCTTTCAAAATCAGATTCATCACCCACATTTCATCATGGAAACGCTTTTGATCTCTGTTCGGCCTGAACAATACACGTTTGCCATATTTATCGATGATGTAATACAAGTGATT